AAAGTCACATTAAAAGCGTCTAGAGTATATTCTTATACCAATTCTAGTGCTATAGGTAGTAGAGTAACACGAACGAGTAGACAAGGTTCTAATTATTATACAAATAGTTTTTATGGAACTTATTCAACATGGAAAATTTCTTCTACAAGAAGTACAAATTAGACATATTCAGTTGGAAGCACTACATGGACTAATAGAACAAGTACACATAATGCAAATATATAAAAAGGAGCACATAAAATAATGAGAGGTATTACAGTAGTTTCTCCTATGTGGGGAGATAGAAAAATTACTGATAGAATGATTTTTTCTGTTTTGCATCAATTTGTAAGTAAAAAAAATCCTTATAAAATACATTTAGTGTTAGTAGATGATTATATAGAAGGTAGATTAAATGGAAAGAGCTATTATGAATATTATATATCTGAAGAATTTAAACAATTTTATGATCCAGATTTTATTGAAATAACACTTATAGTAAATGAGGAGCATAAATATCAAGGGGAAAGTAGAGAAATAGGGTTTTTAGCAGGTAAATATAAATATTTTTTATTAATTGATTGTGATGATATGCTCGCACCTAATATTTGCGATAAATATTTAGAAGTAATTCGTTAGAATAAAAAAAATCTTCCTTTAGCCTATATTTGTGGTTTAGTTTATGGTTTTGACACTGAATTAACTTCACAAATAATTCCAGGAGATTCTATATGGGTTCAGAGTAGATGTTATAATAGAGATTTTATTTTAAAACATGATATTCATTTTCCAAAAGGATTAAATTCTAAACAAGGAGAAGATTATCCTTTTATGATGATGTTAGATTATGCTTTTGATCATGATCCTAGTTATAATATGGTTTCCTTAATTACAGAAGAAAATGCTCAATGTACAGCTTATTGGTTTCCAAATTATAATAGTTTATCTAGACAGCCGCATTATACTCAACATCTTTCAGGATGGACAATGTAGAGTAGTTTAATGATTATTAATTATTTTGAAAAATTTAATGAAGAAAATGATATTGTTGATGAAGAAGATGAAATTATAAAAGAAAAAATATTAAATATGACTATTTATAGTTTTTATAATTTATTAGATTTCTTAAAAGAAGTATCTACCACTGATTATATTCCAAAAATTGAAGATTGGGAAGCTTTAAGAGATGCTGTTAAGAAATTAAGACTTAAATTAAAAGAAAAATATTGGAATGAAATTTTGTATTCATCTGTAGAAGATGAATTATATAAAGTAAAAAATTTTTCTGATGTTCATTTTACAGAAAGTTGGATTGGAAATTTTTATGATTTCATAAATAATGAACAACCTATTTTAGAAATGTCTTATGAAGAAATGATAGAATATTCTAATAATTTAAAATTTGATGAAGCTGAACATGAAATACACTCCCCACAAGTTCAAGCATGGAAAAAAAGACATGAAAAAGAGGTGAATTAAATAATATGGATAGAATAGAACTAATAAATAAAATATTTAATCTATGTATTTTTCCTTTATTAGCTATTTTAACAGCTTATGCGGTACAATGGATTAAAATGAAAATGGGCGAATTGGCTCGTAGACAAGAAAATGAAATTGCTGCAAAATATATTACTAAATTGGCAGATACAATTACAGCTTGTGTAGAAGCGGTAAATCAAACATATGTTGATACTTTAAAGAAAAAAGGACAGTTTGGTATTGAAGAACAAAAGGAAGCATTTAAGCGAGTATATAATGAAGTTCTAACTGTATTAGAAGGAGAAGCATATGATTATTTAGATGCTATGTATATAGATTTTGATACATATTTAAGAACTTTAATCGAAGCGCAAGTGAGAAATTCAAAAATTGAAATAAATAAATAAAAAAATGGGAAGTGATATAAATCACTTCCCATTTTTTATTTTTCAGATTTGGCCAATCCTGCTTCATATTTAACTTTAACTAAACCATATAAAGAATCTCCTTCATGGTTTCCTTTTAAAGCATTATAAATACGATGTTCATTTGTAATATTTTCGTATTCTTGTAATGTAATTACGTGTTCTTCTTTTAATAAAACACGGCACTCATCTTTAAATTGTTTGCCTTGAATTGAAAGCATACCTTCTGTAAGAACCATTAAATCATTTTTTATCTATTCCATTTGTTCTTGACTTTGAATATCAGCCCTCTATGAAGCAAGTTCTTCTTGTCTAATTATTTTCATAATACTATGATTATTATCAGTAATTAGTCTTTCAACTTCTCCAATAAAGCGATCTTCCGCTTCACTCTTTTTCTTTTGTTGTTCTCTTTTATATAATGTATAAAAATATGTACATAATGCAGTTAATCCAGAAGCAAGTATACCAAGAAAGAACTGAAGCCAGTATTTTATAATAACTTCAAGAACCATCTATAATCCCCCTTAAATATATAATTTCCCCTGTCATTTATTATAAAAATTAATTTTAATAAAAAAAAGGATGTTGGCCTCATCAGACACCCCAATTAAAGCCAACATCCTTATTAACATAGTAAGATCCAATACATATTGCATCACTTTCATCTTGAGTTACTTTTTTATTATAATTTTCTAAAACATATTTCTAAGCATTTTTTTTCTATTCTGTTCTAACTTTACCCTTAATAGATAAACCAGATTTCCAAGTATTGCTAGAAATTATTTCATATGAATTTACAGTCTCTGCCGCAAATTCTTCTAATACACCTAAAACTTCTCCAAGAATTTTATATGTTTGAGGATTTTTATCCTACTATAATTGAATATCTTCTAAAAGAATAGTATCAACATTATACTATTGACATAATTTCTACACCTCTTGCCGCAAATATACTAAACGCTAACCGAGATAATCATCAGCGAGTGGAATAGTTCCACTCGCTATTAATGTTTTATCATCAAATATTGCATAGCCGGTAATTCGACTTGCCTAATCCAAAGCTAAAGTAATCAATGACTGCTCCCGAAGCCACCAACTCTAACTCTTCCATCTGGATTGTCATCTTCAGTAACTTCAAATGTATGAATAATTCCCTGACCAATAAATTCTCCTTTTTTAATTTTAATAGGAACGGGTCCTAAATTAATTAATTGAAAGAAAATTTCTCCTTCATTATCAGGGTTGTTATAATAATCAGCGTCAATAATACCTACACCATTTGCAACAATAAGCCAATATTTCAAAGGAGTAGAGCTTCGCGCACTTAACTCTAAATATTCATTATCATTAAGTTTTACTTTCATTCCAGTAGACACTAATGTAGGTCTTGCGTTTGCGGCTTTGCTTAAATCTGCCATTTCTTTTAAAAGATAAACTCTCGGAGCCATAGGACTAGCATCTATAGCTTCTCTTATTTTTTCCATTTCTTCTTCATAAGGAGGAATGATAACATCTTCAATAGCGTATAAATCATATCCTGCGGCGTGTCTAGTAGCTCGCGCAGGCAATTGATAATCTTCATTTGCATACTTAGATACTAATTCAAATTTTGCCATATTTAATCTCCTTAATCTGTATATGTAATATAAGTATTTCCATTTGGTTCTTTTTCATCTGTAAACATTCTATTTAATGTAACTCGATACCAAGAATCAATAACTTCACCTTTTAATTTTCTTTCATGATAATCACAGCTATATTTAATAATACTTCCAGCACCATCAACTTTAGCATTTTCAATAAGCTGTTTAGCTTCTTCTTCACTATCTACTCTATAAATTTCTTGTGTTTTCAATAAATAAGCCATTTTATTCTCCTTTAAATTTCAATATGAATATTTAAATCATCTCTACCATATAATGAATATTGAGCTTTTCTTGCTTGCATCTCAACATCCATAGCTAAGTCTTTTGGACCTCTAATAACAATTTCTTTTGCCTGTCTATTCATATACAAACCGCACAATGTTTCTCCTAAATTCTAAAGCTCTACTGTTGCGGTCTTTTGGACATTTCCAAAATCATCTACAATATAGACATTCTATTCTTTCATACCTAATTGGATATCGCTAACAACTTTCATGCGACTCCCTCCACAACGCCATTTTTATAATTAAAAAATAAATAACAATAAGTTTCAGGGTTTTCTTTATTTTTTTCAGTTATCCAAATTTCTAAAGCGCCATGTCCATTATCTGACACATCTTTTACATCTCCAAGATATTCAATAATTTCCATAAATATATCAGACAACTCTTCACAATCTTTATTTAATTTTAAATTATTATCATTATGAAAAATTGTAATATATTTTCTTTCCCAACAAATTAAAGCCCAATAATCATTATCACAATCTTTCATTGTATCACCCAAGAATTTATAAACTTGAGAATGAACATCTCTTAATTTTTCATCAGTCATAGGAGTTAATTGGGCAAATATTCCTTTATTAATATCTTGTAAACTTACTTTAAAATTTCCTTTGCCAACATTAGCAGGATTCCATTTTTTATTTTCATATTTATATATTTTACCTTCAGATTCATCTAAAGCATATTCTCCTTCTGAAGGTTGATTAGGTAACATTTCTAATATTTTAAAAGAAGGAACTGTAATCATATATATCTCCTTTTTTTATTATATTATAGCATAAATTTTTTATTCTGTCAAGTCAATGATTTGTTGATTTAAACTGCCTCGCATAGGTAATGTAATATCTCTTAATTTTTGAATATAAGGGCCTGTTACTAATCCATTAGCCGTATTTAAAATATATTGCATTTTTGGATCAAAAGTATCAAAAATATCTTCTGCTTCATATCCTGTCCAAACCCAAATTTTTAAATCTGGCAATTTAGCTTTCATTTCTCTTATTACCATTGTAGTAAGAAAAATATTATTATCACATAATGGTTCTCCGCCCATAACACATAAAGTACGTTGTATTCCATTAGCAATTAAAGCATTATATAATTCATCTAAAACTTCTGGAGTAAATTCTTTTCCTCCATTAAAATCCCAGGTTTCAGGATTTTGACAACCTGGGCATTTAATGGGACATCCTTGAACAAAGAAGGTAGTACAAACTCCAGGAGCAGCAGAAAAATCATTTTTTATAATTCCTGCATACTTCATTAAATTATTCCTCCTTTATTCTATGTATCCAGTATGTTTTACTCTATGATGAACTTCATCTTGCTTACCAAAATTAAAAGCAGTTGTATAATTCCCTGTTAAATAACCGGTGACTCTTCTTAATTGTTGAATATGCTCACTACCACATACTGGACATTTTTCATTGAATTCTCCAGTATAGCCGCATTCAAGACAAGTATCATTAGGTACATTAATAGCAAAATATGGAATATCTTTATCCATAGCATAATTTACCAATGTTTCAAGAGCATCAATATTTTTAATAACAGAAGATTCTAATTCTACATAAGTAATACAACCAGCAGAAGAGTAACCTGTTAATTGAGATTCTATATCAATTTTATCAAATGGACTAATTTGTTTCCATACTGGAACATGCATTGAATTAGTAAAGAATTCTTTATCACTTACATTTTCAATAATACCATATTTTTCTCTAAATTGTTTAAGAGCTTTATAACATAATGTTTCAGCAGGAGTGTAATAAACACCAAAATTTAAATGATAGGCTTTTTTGAATTCAGCGCATCTATCTTTAAATAGTTGTTCAATACGTTTAGCCAAATTCATTCCTTCTTCAGTAGTGTGATCTTTCCCAATTAAAATTTGTAATGCTTCAGCAAGACCTAATTGTCCAAGTGCTAAAGTACCATGACGTAATGCTGATTCAATTCCTTCTTCTGGATGATAACCTAACATTGTCCCATTTTCATACATAAACTTAGCACTTGCCGCAGATTGAGAACAAATCCAGTTATATCTTTCAATAAGCATATCTTTAGCATCACAAATATAATCATCAAGCAATTTTAAGAAAATACTTATATTATTATCTGGATGTTCTAAATTATATTCTTCTGAAAAATTATCAGTGAGTTCTTCAGCTTGCATCGCGACTGTTGGAAGAATAATAGTTACTGGACAAATATTTCCTCTACCATCTTTCATTTGAGGATTAGTTCCTGGCTCGGCATTAATATCAGTTAAGTTTGCGGTGCGGCAGCCCATTGTGCTGAAGTACGTGCGCGGGTCTTCTGGGTCATAGCCAGCTGCATTCGACCAATCTACATTTGCATAATTTGGATATAATCGTTTAGCTGTAGATTGTAAAGCTAATCTAAATAAATCATAATTAGGATCTCCTGGATGTCTATTAACACCTTTCATACATTGAAAAATCCCGCATGGGAAAATGCTTGTTTTATGTAAAGAACCAATACCATCTATAGAAACATCAAGCAAGGCTTTAATTATTAATCGACCTTCTGGTAAAGTACATGTTCCATAATTTATTGAAGTAAATGGAAGTTGATTTCCACTTCTGCTTTGTAATGTATTAAGATTATGATACATACCTTCTACAGCTTGGTATACTTCACGTTCTATCATTTTTATAGCATATTCATATGCTTTTCCATCATTAATAAGTTTATAATATTCTAATGGATAATCTTCTGGTTTAAAAGTTTTTTCATTCTCATGATATTCTATATTTTCTATAAACAACATTCCATCTTTAAAATGTTTATAAAAACTTTTTCTTACATATGGAACCATTGTCCAATCAAGATGGGTTGCAGACACTCCTCCAAACTGTTGTAAACTTTGTAATTGAAAAATTACTGCTACAAGTTGGAAAGCGGTATTTACAGAATTGGCTGGCCGCACATCTGTTTGTCTTGTATTAAAACCATTAGCCAATAAATCATCAAATGGAATACTTAAACAATTATGCATACCAACCGCATATGCATCAAGATCATGAATATATATTTCATTATTTAAGTGATGACTTTTTGCTTTTTCTGAAATTAAATTATCTAATGCATAATGTTTAGTCATAACTCCTGAAGCCTCTCCAATACGACCTCCAAAAGAATATTCATCAACATTTGCATTTTGATTTTGTACATTACGTGCTTCTAATTTTTCTCCAATAGCATCAAAGAAATCTGATTTAACTTTTCTTGCTATTTCTTTTTTATATCTATATCTAATATATGCGCGGGCGACATCTTTGCGTTCAGAACGCATCAAATAGTCTTCTACCATATCTTGTATTTCTTCAACTGAAAGAGGTTGAGTAGATTTATCTGCCATATTGCCAATTTCTAAAGCAATATCTGTTGCAGTATCAGTTTCATAAATCTAACTATCTACTTCTAAAAATGCGCTATTAATTGCTTTTACAATACGAGCTGCATCAAATGGGACAATGTCTCCATTTCTTTTTATTACATTCATATGTATACCTCCATCTATATTATGTATTTTTATTTTTGCGTTATACTATATGTAGGTTTTTTAATTGATTAATTATCAACATTTGCCCATCGGCGCACATACTCCAATATAGCTGTAGCTTCTTCACTAACTGTTAAGCCTTCATCAGTATGAACATATGTAGAATATGTAGTATATTTAAAAGGATTAAAATCTGAAAAATCTTCTCTATCAGCTTTATATCTTCTAAATATTTCATCAATATCAGGATTAAATTCTCGATTTAATTGACGAATAATGCGTTCTTTATCTGAACAAAGGCATTCAATAACACATAAATCAATTCGAGAATCTTCGCTTATACTTTCTATACCTGCTGGATTAACAACCGCCACATTAATAACATCTTCATATAGTTTATCAATTCCAGTAGCATAGAACCAATTATTAAATTCTGTAGCTTCTAATATTTTGTTTTCAAAAATTAAACTTGCAATTTCTTGAGGCGTTACAAAATAATAATCTTTACCATCTATTTCCTTATCTCTTGGTGGTCTTGTTGTATAGCTGACTACTTTGTTTGCTTTAAAACCTTCATCTTGAAGCTAATCTATAAGCGCGGTGCAAAGTGAGTCCTTACCGGACCCCGCTTTGCCAACCAGCGCAATTACTTTATACTTCTTCATTTTCTTCTTATACTTCTTCATCTTCTTCTGCGAATCCTCCTTGGTATCTTGCATCTTGCAATACTAAAGTACCATCATCATTTACCTGTTTTATTCTATATAGTTGATGTCCTGTCGTACTCGCATATTTTTTACAAATAAAGTTATCACCTGAACGCAT